CAAAGAATTAAAACAAGAAGTTGATGAAATCAAACAAAAATGTGATTGTTTGAAAGATTAAGTTTATATTTATATATAAGTTAACAACAAGTTACAATAGGAGTTATAATGGCAAAAAAATCTAAAACAGATACCATTAAATTTACAGAAGACGAATTAAATGGTTTACAAGCAGTAAGAAACGATTATCAATCAGTTCAAAATGAATTTGGTGCATTAAGAGTTCGAAGATTACAATTAGAACAACAATTGAATGCAATAGAATCTCGTGAGGTTGAACTTGAGGGATTATATAATCAAGTAAAAGAAAATGAAACCACATTGGCTAAAACTTTACAAGATAAATATGGTCAAGGTAATTTAAATACTGAAACTGGTGAATTCACACCAGAAGTTACTACAAATACTCAAGAAAAATAACTTTTTACCCTTGCTCAATGCAGTTTGGGGTTTTTGGATTATATTTATAAATACTAAAAGTATACTTAGTTTTGACTAACATACTAATCTAAAAAAATAACAGGAGAATAACCAATGGCTGAAAGAATTGTAAGTCCAGGTGTATTTACACGAGAAAAGGATTTATCATTTCTACCACAAGGTATTGCTGATATTGGTGCTGCAATAATCGGACCAACTTTAAAAGGGCCCGCATTTGTACCAACACAAGTAACAAGTTTTTCACAATTTGAAAATATCTTTGGTGGATTAGATAATCGTTTTTATGTACCTTACACCGTAAAGGAGTATATTAAAAATGCTCCAGCAGTAACTATAGTTCGTGTTCTTGGTTTGGGTGGTTATCAGAGTTCAACCTTAAGATTGACATTGTCAAGTTCTTTAGGAACTCTTACCGCGGCTGTTTTAAAACCATCAAGAAATGCACCTACTTTTGATTTAGGTGGACCAACATCTGCTTCATTAGCAGCAGAGGGTGATTGGTCAAGTGCATCTCTTACAATTGGTGAAAATTCTGCAGTAACTGTATCTTTTGATACTGGTTCAGCAAATTACATCACTAAGGTTTTTGGAACAGACCCACAAACTACAAACACAGATGTATATGTTTACAAAAACTTTAAATACTTCCAATCTAACAATGGTTTTGATGCCAATGTAAGTATGAGTATTGTTTCTGCATCATCAGGTGAAGATTTCACTAATGATTACTCAGTAGCAACTACACCTTACATTGTATCACAATTAAGTGGTGGAAGTAGAAGAAACCTATTCAAAGTCAATACTCGTTCACACGGAAGTGATGTTAATGATGATTTCAAAATTGCTATTGCAGATTTAACTGCAGCTGGTTCAGTACCAGGTAGTGATTATGGTTCATTTGCATTAAGAGTATTGAGAAACAATCCAGGTGAAAATAACGATGGTGAAGTATTAGAAGAATTCACTAATTTGAATTTTGACCCAGATTCAGTAAATTACGCACCAAGAGCAATCGGTGATAGATATGTAACTATTGATTCAGAAGGTAAACTTACCTATAATGGTGATTGGCCGAATAAATCAGTACATATTTACCTAAGTGATTATGAAACAAACCTTGAAGGTATTAATGAAGCATTACTACCACACGGGTTTGCAGCAGCAACCAACCCAGTTCTTGGTACAACCACAATCCCAAGTGCAAGTTTTGTAACTTCACAAACCAGTACATTAGGTGTATTTGACCAAAATGTATATTATGGTTGGGCATTTAATAATGATAATAATAAACAATACCTTGCTCCATTACCAGATAGTGCTGGAAGTGGAAATAATGCAGTATTCTCTCTTGAGAATATGTTAGGACATACCGATGCATCTTCACTTGGAGTAACAACATACGCAGATGGAAGTGAAAATCTATCTTTATCAGCAGCTGCTAAAGCTCAGTTGAAATTTGTTGTTCCTTTTCAAGGTGGATTCGATGGTGATAATCCAACAACATTAAAAGCTACAGGTAATAGTATTACAAGTACAAACACACAAGGTTTTGATTGTAGTGGAGCCAACGCAAGTGGTTCAATTGCATTCAAGAGAGCTATAAACGCTATCTCTAATCCTGATGAGTTTGATGTTAATCTATTAGTAACACCTGGTATCATTCACGAGTATCATAGTTCAGTAACTAATCACGGTATTAGTAAAGTTGAATCTCGTGCAGATGCTTTCTATGTTATGGATGGTTCAAGATGGGGTAGAAGTGTAAACAACGCAGTAAGTGATATTAATTCACTTGATACAAATTACGCAGCAGTTTACTATCCTTGGGTCAAGATTCTTGACGAAGTGAAAAATAAACCAATGTGGGTACCACCATCAGTTGTGTTACCTGGCGTAATCTCGTTCAATGATAGTGTTGCACACGAGTGGTTTGCACCAGCAGGATTAAATCGTGGTGGTTTAAGTTCTGTATTAGAGGCGAAAACAAGATTAACACATACTGAAAGAGATGAACTCTATGAAGGTCGTGTAAATCCAATCGCATCTTTCCCAGGTCAAGGTGTTGTAGTGTTTGGACAAAAAACATTACAAGGAAAACCATCTGCTCTTGATAGAATCAATGTAAGAAGATTGTTAATCAGACTTCGTAAATTCATTGCAAGTTCTTCAAGATACTTGGTATTCGAACAAAATACAGCTACAACTCGTAACAGATTCTTAGGAATCGTAAACCCATACTTATCACAAGTTCAACAGAATAGTGGTTTAAGTGCGTTTAAAGTTGTGATGGATGAATCTAACAACACACCAGATGTTGTTGATAGAAATCAGTTAGTAGGACAGATATTCTTACAACCTACAAGAACAGCTGAATTCATCGTATTAGACTTCGTAATACAACCAACAGGTGCAGCGTTTCCTGAATAAGTTTAATTTATAAATTAACTTATAAAAAAAGAAATCCCCCATTCTTTCGAGTGGGGGATTTTTTATGTCAGGTTCCAAACGGATTACGATATTAACACCTAACTAACATACTAACTAATTCATTTTATATCACATCCTTTCCTTTCTTTTATTATACTATAATATAAGGCTTTTTTTATATACTTGTCAAGTATTTTTTAAGAATTTCTTTGAATAATTTCTTCTACTTGTTCATCGGTAAAACCTTGAACATTATAACAATTTAAGAAATCATAAACAGTAAAGAAATCAGTATCATCTAATAAATTTAGATAACCTTCTTTGTTACCGCCTTCATTAAAAGCCAAAGTTTCTCTTTTATTTTCATAAAGATTAACTATAGCAGTTTCTTGTTGTTGAACAAACATCTCAATATTTTGTTCTATTTGTTCTTTAGTGAAACCTTCAGTAAAATTTGGTATTGTTAAATTTGTAATCATAATCTTAATCCTTTCATTCATATTCATCTTTTAATTCTATACTAATATAACACTTTTTTAAACCATTGTCAAGTGTTTTTTTAAAAAACTTCAAAAAAACTTCGAAAAACATAATTAAAAATATACAAACTTAATACATCTTTTTTGCGAAACTGATATTTATTAATGAGTAAAATAAAAGGCAAAATTATAGGAGAAAACTAATGGCCGACATATTAACAACAGATGAAATATTTTTTCAGAGTTTTGAACCTAAAACAAAGAATAGGTTTATAATGTATATCGATGGTATACCATCATACTTTATTAAAACAGCAAATAGACCTAACATTACATTTGAGGAGATTGAATTAAATCATATCAATGTAAAAAGATTCCTTAAAGGTAAAGGTGTTTGGGAAACTTTGGAAATCACATTATATGACCCTATCGTTCCAAGTGGAGCACAAGCAGTTATGGAGTGGGTAAGATTACACCACGAATCAGTAACAGGTCGTGATGGATATGCTGATTTCTACAAGAAAGACATTACTTTTAATATGTTAGGACCAGTTGGTGATAAAGTTGAGGAATGGGTACTGAAAGGTGCATTCATTCAATCAGCTAATTTTAATGATTTAGATTTTGCTAATGGTACTGATGTGGCAGATATTACTTTGACACTTCGTTACGATTACGCAATACTTTCTTACTAAGAGTTTAATAACAATCAGTTTTATAACTGATATGGAGGGAATATGAAAATGTGGGAAATATTCAAAGACAATAACGAATATAATGAGAAGTCAATCATCGGTTTTGGAGCTTTTGCTATAATGGTTTTGTTTGCGAGTGCAGATATTGTAACAGGTATTCTTGGAAAAGACCTTGTTATCAATGATGTAGTATATAACTCATTCTTGTTCACTACTTTGGGATGTTTTGGTATCGCAGGTGCTGAAAAAGTAATGGGTGGTAAAAAATAAATTAGATTTTTCTAAAGTTACAACATAGTTATAATATATGGTTTTAAATTCAATTCATAGGAGATAAATAATGGCTGAGAATCAGTACGCGTTTCCTACTGAAGTATTATCTTTACCTTCAAAAGGATTATTATATCCTAAAGATAGTCCATTAAGTAGTGGAACAATAGAGGTCAAGTATATGACCGCAAGAGAAGAAGACATTCTTACATCACAAAATTTAATCGAAAGAGGGACTGTTATTGATACACTTTTATCAAGTGTTATTGCAGACCCAAAAGTAAAGTTAGATGATTTATTAATAGGTGATAAGAATGCATTAATGGTTGGAACTCGTGTTTTAGGATACGGACCAGAGTATAATGTAACAATCACAGACCCTGATACAGGTTTAGAAACAGAACACACATTTGATTTAGGTAAATTAGAAACTAAAAAAATTGATGATAAAGTATTTAAAAATGGAAACAAATTTGAATTTACTTTACCTATTTCTAAAAAAGTGATTGAGTTTAAGTTACTAACTCATAAAGATGAAAGAGAAATAGAACAAGAACTTAAAGCATACGAAAAAGTTAAAAACACTACAGGTATTACAAAAGAAATGACAACTCGTTTAAGAAAACAAATCATTTCAGTAGATGGTGAAACAGATAAAGGATTTATCAATAATTTTGTTGAAAATCAATTTCTGGCCCGTGATTCAAAATCATATCGTGATAACCTAAAGAAAGTAACACCTGATGTTATTTTTGAAGCGGAATATACAAGTCAAATAGGAGAGCCCCACAAGGTAGATATACCTGTAGGGGTTAGGTTTTTTTGGCCTGAGTCCGAGTTATAAAAAGGTACTTCACGACTCAATATTCAATATGGTGTATTATGACAGTAAATTTACATTTACTGAACTCTACAACATGCCCACTTATTTACGAAGATACTATGAAAATAAACTTGTAGATACTCGTAAAAAAGAAAATGAAGAAATAAAGAAGAGTCAGAGAAGACAATAAAAATTCTACTTTTTGATATTTATATATGAATACAAATATCTTAACAAGGATTCACAATGTATAAATTCAAAGAAAATAAAACTATGCGAAAGGCCTTTAAAGAGGGGTTTTTCTCAAGTCTAAAAAAATCTATAAGAAGTATTAGTGATAAAAAAATAGATAAATTACATAGACAAGGACAAAAGAACGCCGCTGCGTTTTTAAAAGATTTCAAAAAAAATCCTGATAAATACATCAAGAAGTATGAAAAAGATTATGGTTTTTAATTTTAATTGGAACTTAAATGGCAAGTAGTAGAGAAGTAATAGAAAACGCTAAATTATTAAATCAATTGACAAAAGAACAGGAAAAGACTGTCGAATCTATAAGAGAGATTAATAAACAAATTGAAAAAGCATCAAAAGGGACAAATGCGGTCTCTAAAGAAAAGGTATTAAATCTTAAAGAGGCAAAAAAATTAGAAGATGAGATACTTGAAGCCCAAAAAAAAGAAATAAAAATTCTTCAAGGTATTTCAGATATTCACGATGATATAAAGGCTACAGCAGATAAAGAGGCAATGTTAGCATTTGATATTGCTGGAACAAAGAAAAAGATTCAAAAATATGATAAAGAGATAGTAAAGTTAAATCAAATCGGTACAAATGAAGCGAAAAAGGCTGCAGAACAATTAAGACAACAAATAGTAGAATCAAAGGGTTTATTGGATTCTCAAGAGTCCCAAATAGCAGGTGCACAATATCAAGACCAACTTGCTACTAAATTAACATCAAGTATTGGATTACAGGCAAAATCTATGGGTGAATTAAAAGACCAGGCACTTTTATTTACCAAAGCATTAATCAAAAATCCATATGTGGCCTTATTAGCTGCAGCCATTGCAGTGGTTAAGGCATTTAAAAGTGCAGTTACCTTTACATTTGATTTACAGAAAAATTTAGGTACTTCTTTTACACAATCAAAGAATATTACAAAATCTTTGGCAGACCCGAAAGCAATAGTACAATTTAAAGCATTGGGTGTTAATGTTAGTGAGAATATCAAAAACTTCCAAGATGCATTTGGGGGTGTAGAGTTAGCCACTAAAGAAAATTTAATTACATTAGGTAAAATGCAAAAAATAACTGGTATTTCAAATGCAGATGCAATAAAACTATCCAAAACATTTATGGATATGACAGGTTCTACATTTGAAACTGCACTTAATTTCCAAGAAACTACCGCTGCACTTGCAGAGGCAAATGGTGTAGCACCAGGTGATGTAGTAAAAGATTTAGCAGAGAATACAGAAATGTTTGCCGAATTTGCACAAGATGGTGGTAAAAACCTTGCCACAGCAGCAGTTCAGGCAAAGAAACTTGGATTAAATTTAGCAACTACAGGTAAGATTGCAAATTCATTATTAGATTTTGAATCAAGTATAGAGAAAGAAATGGAAGCCTCCCTAATGATAGGGAAACAATTAAACTTCAACAGAGCTCGTGCACTTGCACTTGAGGGTAATTTGGCAGGAGCTGCAGCAGAAGTTGCCGCACAAGTAGGTGGACCAGAGGCCTTGAATAAAATGAATGTTCTACAAAGAAGAGCGTTGGCAGATTCCATTGGAGTAAGTGTAGATGAATTAAGTAAACTTGCTAGTGGTAATTTAAAAGTTGAAAGTGATACTTCCATTGAAGAGAAAAATCTAAAACAAATGGGAACATTAGATACAAGTATGAATGTTCTGACAAAAGCAGTTCGTGCATTAGCCGTAGTTACGGGTGTTTTGGTTGCAGTTCAAGGAGCCAGAGCAGTAATGGGCAAGATGGGTGGAAAAGGATTCGGTTTACCAAGATTTACCAAGGCTGGAAAACTCGATAAGAGAATGGGATTAGGTAGAAAATTAAGTAATGTTAAAAAAGCTGGTTCAGGTTTAATGTCAAGAGCGGGTGGTGCAATTAGAGGTGCAGGTAAATCAATAACGAGTGGTGCAGGTAAAGTTTTAGGAGCAGGTAAGGGTTTATTGGCAGGTGGTGCTAAAATAGCAGGAAAAGGTTTAGGTAAATCTGCATTGAAAAAGATACCTGGTATTGGAGCAATTGCTGGATTAGGATTTGCAGCTAATAGATTAATGAAAGGTGATGTATTGGGTTCTATAGGAGATGCAGCAAGTGGACTTGTCTCTATAGTACCTGGTGTTGGAACAGCACTTTCTGTTGGAATTGATGGTATGTTGGCGGCTCGTGATATGTCTAAAGCGGCTAAATCAGCTGTGTTTACAGATGAGAATAGAAAGGCGTTAAATACGGGTTACGATTTCCAATCAGCTCAAAAAGAAACAGACCCTAAAGCACTGAAACAATCAGCTGATGACTCTAATAGATTAGCAAACTCGGTTCTTGACCAATATTCGGATTATAAAAGAAGAGCTTTTCAAGATGGTGTAATAACAGAATATGAGGAGAAAAAGATGGAACAATTGGCCACACATAGTAATTTACTTTTTGAACAATCTGCATTATTAGATAAAAAATTGGAACGATTAATAGCTGCAACACAAAATATAGGTAAAGATGTAGCCTCTCAAGTGGAATAAGAATATGGCATTATTTGATAAAACAACAGATATAACACAATTCGATTGGAACAAAAAAGTTGGTGATAGTGAAAAAACTAACCAAGATAATCTTCCTGCAAATTCTACTGCAAATAAAAAATTAGAAGATAGATTAGATGAAGTAGATGCAATCTATAAACAAAATAATGGTAATAAGGCATTAAGAGGAGCGAACAATCTTGGTTTTGACCAACCATTCATAGTAAAAGATATTGGTGATGATTATCCAAATATTGATGATGGTATTGTAAGGGGTGGAGCAATCTTATCAGTATTGAGGGCAGGAGAAGATGTTGTAAGATTAGGTAAGTTCACTTTAACACCAAGAGGTATTTTATGGAACTTAAAACAATTATTATTACAAAAACAAAATCCAATTAAAGAAAGTAGAGATTTTAATCCATTATCAACAATTGCATCTTCTGCACCAATGGTACACCAATCAAGAAACGCAGATGGATTTAATTTATTTGCAGAACCACCAAGATACGGTGAGGATGCTAAAGATGATGATAAGAATCGATTAATAAGATTAAAAAATAAACAAGAAGAAAATAACTCTGGTTTTAATGTAAAAGATTTTATAACAGGTAATGCAGAAAATCCATTTGATAATCCTACAAATGTTGTCAATAGTAAAGAGGCAAAAACATTTGATGAAATGGAATCTACTAAAAATCCTAATGTTGAAATACCAGAAGATGATGGTTTATTTAAACGAAAACCATATGAATCAGAAGTAACGGATGGTGATAAAGAATTATATGATTTAATACCAAATAATAAAACAGAAAGTGATGAATTACTAAACTCAAAACAACAAGATGATGGTGGAATCGATAATTTAAACATTACTAACTTTACTATTAATTCTACAGCATCTGCTTCAAAATATGGTTTGGGTAGTGGTATGATTAGAGTAAGTGGGGATAGTAAAGTATATTCAGTTGGAGTGAGTAATGCGTTACAAGTACCTTATGGTGGTAAATATGGTGATTTGAGTTTTGCAACTACACAAGATAATAAACTACCAAAAGATTTTATTAAATTCAGAATTAGAGATGCAGTAAATGGAAAATGGTTAGTATTCCCTGCAATGTTAGGAACCATTACTGATACTGTATCACCAGAATACACACAAGAAAGATACATTGGTAGACCTGATGCAGTTCATATCTATACAGGTACAAATCGTAATGTTACTTTTGATTTTAAAGTAGCAGCATTCACTAAACAAGATATACCAATTATTCAAGAAAAGATGAGTTATTTAATTGGGTTAGGATATCCACATTTTAAAAATTATGGTGGTGATGAAGAGATGAGACCAGTTACACCATATATTTATTTAACCATTGGTGATTTATTTAATAATACACCTGGTTACTTCAATAGTATTAGTTGTACTATAGATGAAACTACAACTTGGGAACTTGATGAGGGTTATCAAATACCACAATATTGGAATGTAAGTGTAGATTTTGTATACATTGGAAAATACTTACCACATTCATTATCAAAACACTACGAAGTGCCTTGGTTAAAAGATGAGGGAATCACTACTAATAAATTTGGAACATTTGGAACCAACAATCCAGCAGAAGGTAAGAATTCAAGACCAACTATTAATGGTACTTATGGATGGTCAGATGAGATTTTAAAGGTAAATAATGAATAGATATAGATATACAAAAGTATTAACAGATAATAATAAAAAAAGATTTCGTTCTATAACGAGATATCCAGTAATCACACCTAAAAATAGTGATAAAGTTTACTATAGTAAAGAGGGTGATAGATGGGAAACAATTGCAAATAAGTTTTATGGTGATTCTACTTTATGGTGGATTATTGCAAGGGCAAACCCAGAAATATATAGTGGTGGATTTACTTGTCCAATTGGTAGTAAATTAACAATCCCAACAGATATTGGAAACATAGTATCAGAATTAGAACGAATCAATACATTCGCGGTATAACATAATGAGCAATGGTTTTCCAATAGGCAATCAAATAAAAAAGGATATTCAAAAGGCATTATTTGAAAGAATATTTGCAATGAATCGTACTGATTCAGAAAAGAATCCTTTAAGTAGTATTAGTGATGAGATAGAATCAAATCCATATTCTCAAATGTTAACTAAATCTTGTTGGGTTAGAGTTAGTGGTACATCACCTACTTTCAAAAAAGAAGGTGGTAAATTCGTTAGACCATTACAAATAGAATCAGAAGAGGCATTTCAATTAAGAGGTGATTTTAAAGATGGAGAATTAGTTAATCAACCAATCACATCAAAAACAAATTTATTAGATAATTCACCTGCATCAAATTTAAGAGCACCTGCAGGAATTACAGGTATATCTACATCATTTAAAAGTCATTCAATACAAAACATAACTATCAATTGGAAAATGTATGACCCAGATGATTTTGAAGTTTATGAAAAGATGTTTTTAAAACACGGAAGAAGTGTTTTGGTTGAGTTTGGGTGGAGTGTACCTGGAATAGAGTTCAATACACTTAAAAATGTAAATGATATGTTTTCGTATTATACTGCACTTGAAGAAAGAATATTAAAGGGTGGTGGTAATTATAATGCGGCAATCGGATTGATTAAAAGTTTTAGTTGGAATGTTGGTCCGAATGGTGAATATGATTGTACTACTGAATTAACAAGTATGGGTAACACTTTATTCAAAGGAACTGTAGACCCTGCGGGTAATGTAGGAGAGGTGGTTTCTAAAAAAAATGAAGAGGCACTTGAAAAGGCATTACAAAATATAGGACAACATTTTGATGGACATTTAGAAAACTTTGAACAACGAATTAAAGATGAATTAGATGATAATGATAAATATAAAAATCAATGTTTTTATAATGAAAAGGATGAAACTGCATATTGTACATGGGGGTATTTTGAAGATAGAGTATTGAATAAATATTTTGCAGTTGCATCAAATCCAAATGCAAATACTGAAACTTACAAGGGATTATTAACTTTTGTTCGTTCAACAGATATAAGTTATGAACCAGATGGTGGTGATGGGTTCAAAACATTTGAAGGTCCTACTGTTTGTAGATTTCCAAAAAAAACAAACAGAAATGAATCTGCCTTATTTACTTTAAGTAAAGATATTATACTTCCAAATTTATACATAGGAGAACCTGCAATTATTAATGCTCCAACATCATTTAGTGGAGATGTAAAAAAAGAGTATCAGGCCTTTATAGAGACTATAAATGGAATTAAAGATAATTTTCAAGAATTTCAACAAGGTGAATTTGGAGTGATAAGAAACTTTGTTTTCAGTACTGAATTTTTAAGAAACTCTTTTAAAGGTATTAGAAATTTAGAAAGTGGATTACAAACTTTTTGGGCTACAGTAAGTGGACAATATGGTGGATATTGGAACTTTGAAGTTTATCAATCACCAACAAACAATGGTAAGTTATCAGTTATTGATACCAATATTACTAAATTTAGAGTAAAAGATATAAATCCATTCAAAAAGGGAAAGAGTTTCCAATCAACATATGAAGATGTAAACGGAAATGTAGATAGTAATAAATTGTTTGTATTTCCAGTTTATAGTAATCGTAGTTTATTTAAAGATTTTAGTGTACAAGTAAATATATCAAGTGCAATGGCAACACAGGCAATGTTTCATAGTAATACTGATTATAAAACATCTGGTCTTGGTGGTAATCCATCACCTGAAAATAAAGGTGTTGTTGCATTAGCTGAATTATATAATGCAACAGTAACAGGCGAACCAGAGGAAAATGATAAACTTCAAGATGGATTATTTACAGGTATATATTTTCCTTACCTTGAAAATCTTCAAGTAGAGATAAAAACAGATGAAGATGGAAATGTAACTTATGAAACAAATTTATCAACAGTAAAAAGCCAAAATATTATAAATACTCAAAACGATATAGAAAAAGAAAACGCGGCCAATGATGAAGATGTTAATGCTATAAGATGGTTATCCGTAAATGAATTAGAAAATCCTAATACTGCAGAATTAGTTTATTCATCAAAGGGCGAATTAAAACCAAGTTTTGTAAGAGGTATGCAATGGTTTTTAAATAAAGGACCAGATTCAAAAACAGATTTTGACCCATTAACACCATTAGAGGTTAGTTTTACCATGCCTGGTATTGCTGGTATAAAATTATATGATTTGTTTGCAGTAGATTATTTACCTAAACTATATAGAGATTTTGGTTTATTTATGGTTACTTCAATGGACCATACGGTATCCCCACAAGGATGGGAAACAAAAATTACAGGTAAGATGAGAATTGATATGGAAGGTTTAGAACAATATGCTGAACAAACTAATAATAAGGCACCAACAGTTTCACATAATGTTATCAGAGGAACTAACACTAATGAACAATCAAATCCGACACAAACAATTTCGAAAGGTAATAAAGATGGTACATTAAATGATGGTAGTAATTCTTCTGATGGTTCAAGTACATCAACAAATACACCAACAAATACATCACCAACAATCACTGGTACCACAACAACGATTAGGACAAATACGACAACCTTTATACCACCAGTAGATAATTTACCTGATGCAACACCAACAAACAATGCCGAATCGGGTGATTCATTTTAAGTACAAAAAGATTTTTAATAAAAAATACATTTTCAAATAAAAAAAATATATTTATTACCAAAGGTTATATAATGAAAATTCTAAATACTATAAAAACATTCTTTCGGATGATTGAAATTAAAATTTGGTTGAAAACGCCCGTAGGGAAAGGGTATGCAAAAGAATATAAAGAAGAGAGAACCAAAGAATTAAAAAACATGATTAAATCTAAAGGAGAATCATAATGAAAATTGATATCTTGGATAAAGGATATATTGAACTTGTAGATACACTTGGTGATGATTTAACACCTGTAAATGCAGCTCGTGTATCATTCGGTGGGAGAAGTGAAACCTTTGAAGAGAAAGATAGAAAACTATCTAAATTCTTAATCAAACATAAACACTTTTCACCATTCAGACATCAACATTGTATGTTTATTATAAAGGCACCAGAGTTTGTGATGAGACAATGGTACAAACATGTCGTGGGTATTGAAACCACATCATCTCATGTAACAAAAGACCATGCGTGGAATGAGATAAGTGGTAGATATGTTCCTTATGATGAATTTTATGAACCAACAGAATTTAGAAAACAATCAGAAGATAACAAACAGGCAAGTGATGGGTTAGTGGAGAATCAAAAGAATGCAAAAAAGGTTTGGGAAATGGGACAAAATGTTGCAATCTCTTGTTACAGACAATTATTAGATATGGGTATGGCAAAAGAACAAGCCAGAAGTATCTTACCACTTACAGTCTATACAAAAGTTTGGTGGACAGCATCATTTCAAAGTATTATGAACTTTATAGAACTACGAGATGAGGCAACATCTCAAGTTGAAATACAAGAATATGCCAGAGGATTAAAAGAGGTTATGTTAAAAACATTTCCTGAAACAACAAAATTATGGAGTGAAATTTATTTAGAAAAATGACGGGATGGATATTATATAAAAAGGATATAAATGAATCATACGAAACTCAAAGGTTAGTAGAGGAGTTTGAAAAACAAAACATTAAAATTCATGTTGTGAATCCACAAGATGTAGATATTTTTGTAGATAGAGATGATAGGAAAAGTATTCGTGTTGATGGAGTATCAAGAAAATTACCAGATTTCGTAATACCAAGAACTGGTAGTGGAACTACTTACTTCATCAAAGCAATCATCAGACATATGGAAAGACTTGGTGTTACATTGATTAACGGAAGTGATGCGATTGACAATGTTAAAGATAAGTTATACTCACAACAAATACTTGGACAATCAAATCTACCTGTACCTAAAACACTATTGGTGAAACATCCAATCGATGTTGAGTTTGTAGAGAAGAGTTTGAATTATCCAATTATTGTTAAAACATTAAGTGGTTCATTTGGAGCTGGAGTATTCTTGGTTGAAAATAGAAAACAATTAAAACAATTGATGAGAATGGCCGAGATAACAAAACCAAGTTATAATATTATTATTCAAGAGTTCATTGAGGATTCATATGGAAAAGATTTAAGAGTATTTGTTTTGAATGGTAAAGTAGTGGGTTGTATGATGAGACAATCTACTGATGATGACTTTAGAGCAAACATCACAAGAGGTGGTGAGGGTATTCCTTATCAGATTACAGAAGAGATTGAGTTCTTAAGTGGTGAGTGTGCAAGATTATTAAACTTGGATGTCGCAGGTGTTGATTTATTATTTGATAATGGACACTACAAAGTATGTGAGGTTAATTCATCACCTGGTTTTGAGGGTATGGATAAATATTGTAATACAAACATTGCAGAACAAATAGTTACTTATGTAAAATACAAAATAGGTTAAATGGTTATAGTAAATTCGAAAGAGAAGTGGTCTGTATTACAAAACAAAATACAGACTGAAAACTTCATCTATCTACAAATATTGTCGGATGTGAATAAACATTCAACAGAGAATCGTGTGTCTTGTTTTTATATTAAAACACAATCAGAAGATTATATTATACCTGTAAATCATAATGAAAAGTTTGATATAATTGAACCTATAAAAGTGGATACAAAAATATCTATAATTGATTTAAAATCTTATCAACATAATACTTTTATACATTCTGATAATGTAGTGGATTTAAATTGGAATCATTATGTGGAAACAAATGAACCATATGATATAGATAACCATTTAACAAATGCACACCATTGGTATTACAGAACACATTATGATAAAGATAATATTAATGATATAATTCCATTAGTGAAACACGCAGAATATTTTAAAAAAGTATCCGATGATTTAACACCTTATCTTGATATTCAACACAACCAAATAATCTTAGAAGTTTTATCAGATATTGAGAAAAGTGGAATAAAAACAATTGATGGTATGGTTTATTCAGAATACAATCCTTACACAAGTACAGGTAGACCAAGTAATCGTTTCGGTGGATTAAATTTTGCCGCACTAAACAAATCAGATGGAAGTAGAAAACAATTTATCAGTAGATTTAAAAATGGTGTATTAGTGGAGTTTGATTATGATGCATATCATCCAAGATTAATTGGTGAAAAAATTAACTATCAATTTCCAAATGGTAGTGTTCACCAACACTTGGCAGATACTTATGGATTAAGTTATGATGAGGGTAAACAATTAACATTTAAGTATTTGTATGGTGGTATTAAAGATGAAATAAAAGATAATCCATTTTTCAGTAAAGTGGATAAATATATACAAAAACTTTGGAATGAGTGGAAAACCAATAAAAAAGTAGTTTCTGATATTTATAGTAGAGAAATACTTAGGAAAAACCTACCTGATATGAATCCAAACAAATTGTTCAATTATATGATACAATTAATGGAAACAGAGAAGAATATTGAGACATTAAACAAGTTAAGAGTATTCTTAGAAGATAAAAAAAGTAAGTTAATCCTTTATAATTATGATGCGTTTTTGTTTGATTTTGATTTCAAACAAGACGGATTAAAGTATTTAAAAGAGGTAAAAAACATATTAGAAGATGGTGGTAAATATCCAACAAGAGTTTATATGGGAGATAATTATCACGAAATGCAAGAAATAACGGAGAAACTTAGTGTATAGTTTAAAATCAGTATTGTATGAATCACTAAAGAACTATCGTCATATGAGACCATATTCTCATGATGAGATTGAGGTAGAGGTGGATGAGTTTCATGATAATGAATACACAAAGAATAGATTAAAGGGGTTATGGTCAAAAAAAGATGCAACTCGTAATTCTATAAAAACTGCACCATATAAGTTTCCAACAGAAGAAGAATTAAAGAAATTACAAAATTCAGATGTTGGTGATATATTAGAGTTACCAAATGAAGATAGAATGAAAAGGGCAATAGAACTTGCAAAAGGATATCATAAAGATTGGAAATCAATTTTAGATGGATTAAAGAAAAATACAAAGTTCCCACCGCCGGTGATAGTGAGAGATAAATTGAAAAACTTATATTTATTAGGGGGAAACACAAGATTAATGTTAGGTGTTGCGATGGGTTATAATTTACCTGTCAAGATTGTAGATTTTAAAAAGGAAATACAATGAATTGGAAACAAATATTAAATGAGTTAAGTTTCAGAGTTAGTGATGGGATACCTGATTTAACTAATGAACAGCATTTAATGAAGTTATATGATGTGTTGAAAGAACACCAATGGCCAGTGGAAGCTCGTGTCGAGTTGATTAAAAATCTTACTGAAAGTGAAGAGTGGTGGACAAAGATGTCACCAGAACAACAAGCCGATTATATCAAAAAACATCCTAAATCACAAAAGGCCCAAGATGCCAAAAAGAAAGAAAAGGATACACAATCAAGTTCATCTGTAGAACAGACCTCAAATACAAATACTGAAGATAGGAAAAAAAGATTTAGTAGAGGATGGGAACAAGGAGCACCAGGTAGACCAGGTTCTATGTTAAATGAAGAGGGTAGTAATAGTATTTCTGAACAAATGTTTGAAGATGATTCCATAACAGAAGAACAAGCAGTTGAAATGTTATTAGAAGATTTAAAAGGAACAAGGCTTGAAGAACAAAATCAAAGTGATACAATTGCAGGTGATTTAAAAGTTGGTGATTTACCACCAGATACACCAACAGAAAAACGAGGTATTGTATCCAAGACTATATTGGCAGTAAGAAATGCTAAAAGAAAAACCAATAAGGCCAAAAAACAATCAGAAAAATTTGGATGGAAGAACACAAACTTGATGAACTTTGGTGGAGAACAAAGTGATAAAGATGCACAAAAGAAATTCTTAAAAGGGAAAAAAGTGGTTGCATTTAAAAATGGTAAAAAAGTTGTTATACCAGAAGATAAAGTAAATAATTTAATAGATACTGCAGGTGGTGGTAAAAATCCATCTGATACATCTTCAATTATTATAGATAAAGATTCAGGTGAAGTAACATTATTGTTTCATTCTGATAAAGATAGTAGAACTGCTCAAACAGGTAATTCAACACAAAGAGAAGAGTTAACAGGTAAGGCAACACAAAGAGCTGTAGCAGAATTAAAACAACAAGGTCAAATAACTGATGAACAAGAACAAGTGATTTTAGATACAAGAGCAGCTTTCGCACAAAGAATTGATGATATAGAAGATGAATTTAAAACTCGTGCAACAAATGTATCTAAAAAATGTATGGAAATGTTAGATAGTGGTGAAGTTGATGCTCAAGATGTTATTGATAATTTCAAGAAAACAAGTGGTGCAAAAGGAAAAGCAGATAAATATTGGAATGAGAGAGTAGTAGGTTTTTATGGTGAAGATGCTATTAATGAGACTAATAAAAAAGGTGAACCAACAGCAAAAGCTAAAAAGGCAATGAAGTGGTTAGAGGCAGGTAATCCTAATGGGTACGATAAACCACCAACTGAAGAACAAATGCTACGAGCATACATGAAAAGAAATTCTGAAGAAGTTCCTACTGGTGATGATAAAGCAGTATTAGGTAGATTGAATAAAGGTGAAGATACACCAGCAAGACAAAAGGCAGGAACGGTCGTTAAAGGATTTGATTTTACACCAGATTCTGCAAAGGAAATTGAAGAGATTAGAACTCGTGCACTTGAAATGGAACTTCAACAAAAAGAACAATTGAATGAAACTAAAATTAAAATTGATGGTGAAGAAATAGGAATGGGTGATTACTTGGCAGCTGAAAGTGTTTGGGATTTTGCACATATGGATATGTTAACTCAAACAGAAGATACGGTTCATGAATATGATGATATGTTTGAGGTTAATATGAGTGGTCATTATTTAAACAAAGAGGTTCTTGCTAAATGTCTTGGTGTAGATACAAAAACAGATTTTCAGAAAAGGTTCTATACAGGTGATTTAGTTGCACAAACAGATAAAGAGGGTAATGTAACTGGAGCTGGTAAAATTATTTATTTCATGAAAGGTGATGAAAAATCAGATGATGATTTTGCATTTCAAGAAAAGAAAATTAGAACTAAACAAGGACCAGAAAGTAAAGCAAGTACAGTCTATAATAATGGTAGTGATTTAAAAGATTGTATCGATGATAATGGGAAAGTAAAATGAAAACACAATTACTATGTACATTCACAAGACAATCAAGGTTAAATGAAACCATCGATATCATTATAACTTGTAATGAAATTCTATATGATAAAATTTATATCTTTCAAAATCAAGATGATTTAACTCAATTAATCTGTACATATAATATTGAGTTAGTGGATAATTACGAAGAAAACATTGAGAACACAATCTCACTACATAGAAAAAAACAATCAAATACACTCTACACAATCAACGCGTTAAATGAAGTTATCAGAAGTAAAAACAATGGTGTTTTAGATAAACGATATAATGTTGATTGGAGTGAGTATCAAAACACACTACTATTAACCAATGAACATGGTTTAAATGTAGTACCTACAAAGATATTTCAAATCGTAGATATCAAGGACTGGAATAAATAAAAAAAAATAAAAAAAAACACTTGACTCCAAGTTTAAAAAGCCATATATTATAGTATGATAAAATGTGATAACTGTAATACTATGGAATTTGTTGGGACGATATTTTATCCTACATTGTGCATTTCATGTATAATAAATTTAAAAAAAAAGTAAAAAAACACTTGACACTAATGTTAGAAATGGTTATATTATAGTATGATAATAATGATAAAAAGGAAAAATTAAAATGGATATGGGAACTTTTGCTATGGGTTGTATGAATTATGAATTAACGAGAGATGCTGGTAATCTACCAGAACACG